AATAATACTCCTGATGTAATTGATAGAAACGAGTTAATTGGTCAAATTTATATTCAACCAACTAAAACTGCAGAATTCATTTACTTAGATTTCAACATTTTACCAACTGGAGCTACTTTCCCTTAGTAGGGGAAGGTAGTTACCTTTTATAACTCACTAATATTTATAACAAGAAAATAAATAAAACAAAACATGGCAGTATTAGATCCGAACGAAATATTTTTCACCGCCTTTGAACCGAAGCAACAGAATAGATTTATTATGTATGTGGACGGTATCCCAGCATATCTTATCAAAGGGGTGTCAGCTGTAACCTTAACTCAAGAAGAAGTAGTATTAAATCATATTAACGTATTACGTAAAGTTAAAGGTAAATCAAAATGGAGTAACATCACAATGACTCTATTTGACCCGGTAACACCATCAGGCGCTCAAGCTGTAATGGAATGGGTACGTTTACACCACGAATCAGTAACTGGTCGTGATGGTTATTCTGACTTCTATAAGAAAGATTTAACAATCGATGTATTAGGTCCTGTAGGTGATATCGTATCAGAATGGATTATCAAAGGTGCACTTATTGTAAATGCAAACTTTGGTGAATTTAACTGGGATACAGATGCAGCAGCGCAAAACATTACTCTTGAAGTAGCAATGGATTATTGTATCTTAAACTTCTAAGAATTAAGTTTGAATTATATTTTAAAGAGCTCGCTTTATGCGAGCTTTTTTTATTTTAAATATTTATAATAAACATTAACATGGCTAAAGGTTTAAAAAATTCATTTGATAAAACTAATTTAGATCTACAAGATCCTTCACCATTAGGTGGACCGGTTAGTGCTCCTGTACCACCTTATGTTTCACCTAATGCAACTGGTACTCCTACTAGAACCGCAAATCCTGGTCCATTTAAGGGCTTTTATCAACCTTATACTCCACAAAATCCGTATTTAAATAGCGTAAGCAACAAGGCAGTTAAAACAAGCATGTTATCCGCTGATACAGATAATCCTGCGGTTTTATCGATTACTAATTTGGATAATAGCAAACCTGGAGTTGATGGTGGTGTACCTTATAAAACAGTTAATGACCCAACATTATATCCTGAATCAACTAAAGCATCTACACCAACACGTGGTTATTTTGCTGAACCAGGGGTTGCTGCTCAAAAATATGGTTCAAACACACGAGTATATTCATCTACAAATACTTATATGGAATTTATTGAACCTTATACAAGGAGATAATATTTTCATATATTTATATACGACAACAAATTGTTATTAAAAATTAATTTATGAGCGAAAACAAATTTAATTTCCCCACAGAAATTGTAGAATTACCATCAAAAGGATTAGTATATCCTGAAGATCACATTTTGAGAAGCGGTAAAATCGAAATGAAGTACATGACCGCTAAAGAAGAAGATATCCTAACTAACCAAAATTACATTCAAAAAGGTGTTGTATTAGATAAACTAGTAGAAGCATTAGTAATGAATAAATTTAAAGTTAGTGAACTAGTAATAGGTGATAAAAATGCATTACTTATTGCATCTCGTATTTTAGGTTATGGTAAAGATTATACATTCAGCTATAAAGGCGAAGAACATAATGTTGATTTATCAACAATTTCCGAAAAACCATTTGATACAACCTTAATTACCTCAAGAGGTACATTTAAATTTACTCTACCTACATCAGGAGTAGAGGTAGAATTTAAATTATTAACGGATAAAGACAATGAGTTAGTTGATCAAGAAATTGAAGGACTTAAAAAAATAAATAAAGATTCATCTCCAGAAATTACAACACGTTTAAGACACCAAATTGTAGCAGTTAACGGAAGCATTGACAAAAATGCAGTACGTGAATTTGTTGAATATAATTTGTTAGCCGCAGATTCAAGAGCATTACGAAAATATATAAAAGATATAGCTCCGGATATAAATTTATCAACAACAATAGTTGTAAATGGTGTTGAGGAGGACATCGACATTCCGATTAATTTAAACTTTTTTTGGCCTGACCTCTAGTAACGTGGCTGAATATAGAATGGGATTATTTTCTACTATACACGAAATAGTATTTCATGGTAATGGTGGTTATAATTACGATGATATATACAACATGCCTATTTGGCTTCGTAAATTTACATTCAATAAAATAAAGGAATGGTTTGATAATCAAAAACCTACTAAAAATGAAGATAGTTGGGTAAATAATAGCGAAGCTAAACAAGAAGCATTAAAAAATAAAAATATTAAAGTACCTACATATGTTACTAAGGCATCAAAAAAATGATGCCTTTTAATATTTATAATATATCATTATTTAAACAATGGCTAAAAATAAAAAAGAAGTAGAACAAGAACTTAAAGATCTGGCCTCTATTGCGGAAGTAGCTTTTAAAAATATATCTGAAAATATAAGAGATGTATTTAGTGATGCTTTTTCTAGTGGAGAAAGAGTACTTTCTTCGATAACAAGCGATATGCAACGAAATCTTAATTCGTTAGCTAAAGATTCTAATAAATTAGTGATTAATCAATCTCGAATTAATCAAGGTTTATATTCTGCTAAAGATATAACAAAGCAAATATTAGCAAATGAAGATAAATTATATATACTAGAACAACAAAGAGCCTCAACTATCCAAGCTATTAACGATGATCAAATTCTATCAGAAGAAGAAAAGCAAAAATTAATTGAGGATATAAATAAAGAACATAAACAGGCAGTAGATTATAATACTGTGTTAGTAGAAAAATTAAAAGAACAAGAAACACAATTAGAAAAAGTAGAAAAAAAAGTAGGAATTACCGGTAGATTATTTAAAGGAATAAATAAAATTCCAATATTAGGCGATATCTTGAATGTTAATCAAGGTTTAACTAATATGAGAAAATCAGCTAATGAAGGTAAAAGTACATTTAAAGTATTAGGTGAAGGTATTAAAGGAGCATTTCAAGGAATTGAAAAAGCATCCGTATTTGTGGGAATATTAGCAGCACTTAAAAAAGTTTTTGATTTTATTAAAGATGCTATGTTCGGTGCCGATGAACGTGTTACTAATCTAGCTAAAGGTTTAATGATAGGTAAAGATGCAGCTAGAGGTATATATAATAATCTTAAAAGTAGTAAACTTGAAATAGATTCTTTATATAATACTACTAAAGATGTAACTGAAGCTTATATCGATTTAATTGATCTAACAGAATTTGCAACCTCAGCTACCACCGAACAAATTAATGCTCAGATTATTTTAACTAAAAATCTTGGTTTATCTAAAGAAGAAGCTTTTGGAGTTCAAGAAGCATTTGTTTCGATGAATCTTGAAGCTAATAAAGGTAAAGATATTGTATATGATCAAATAGCTTCTTTTGCTAATCAAAATAAATTATTATCTAGTGGTAAAAAAATATTTGCAGATATAGCTAAAACTAGCAAATTAATTCAGATAAATTTTAATGGTAATTTAGGTGCTTTAGTTAAAACAACTTTAGAAGCAAAAAAATTAGGACTTAGTTTAGATCAAGTTAGTAAAATAGGTAATTCATTATTAAATTTTGAACAATCAATATCATCTGAATTAGAAGCAGAATTACTTACTGGTAAAGATTTAAATTTAGAAAAAGCAAGATATTATGCTTTAACACATAATATAGCAGGATTAACTGAAGAAATATCAAAACAAGGTATTACTCAAGAAAAATTTGCTGCTATGAATGTTATACAACAAGAAGCATTAGCCGGAGCATTAGGTATGAGTGCAGAAGAAATGGGGGATATGTTGTATAAACAAAAAATATTAAATAAAGTTGGAGGAGAAACACTTAAAAATTTAAGAGAAAAAGCTCGTGCAACTGAAGATATTAACCTTCAGAATAAAGTAGCAGCACTTGAACAAGGAATATTAAGTGGAAAAACATTAGAAGAAGCTGAAAAAGCAACATCCGCTCAAGAAAATTTTAATCAAGCTTTAGAACAAGCAAAAGAAATATTTACCGATTTTGTTGATGGAGGCTATTTAGCAACATTAGCAAACTCTCTTAAAAGTTTAGCAGATTCTCTTTCTGGAGGAATAACAGGAGCGCTTACTGGAACTAATAAAGAAAGAGCTGAAGCTAAAAGAGGAGTAAAAGAATATGAAGAAAGTAGAGCAAATTTATCTAATAATCTTAAAGCTGAACTAGAAACAGCTGTAACAAAAAATACAGGCTATTGGGACATGTTAGGGCAAATGACTCTTAATTATATAGCTCACCCTATTACATCTCTTTTTCAAAATAGTGCTAAAAGACAAGACATAGCAAGAGAACAATTAACCGCTGAAGCTTATAGAGATTTTCAAGTTTCTCATCCTGAAGCAAAGTTTGCTAAGGGCGGTATTGTAACGAGCCCAACACGTGCTTTAGTAGGTGAAGCTGGTCCCGAAGCTGTAATTCCTCTTAACCAATTAATGAGTACATTTTCTCAAACTAACCAAATATTAGAACAAATTTTACATAAAGAAGGATACGTATCTATCAACTCTAGCAAATTTGGTACAGGATATTCTTTAGGCACTTTTAAAGTTCAATAAATAAAATATTTATAATAAAATAATACTATGGGATTACTAAGTAAATTACAACAAGGATCAAATTTAACATCATATGATGGTAATACTCCAACATCTTATAATGGAGTATCACAGTATCCATTAGATTTAAAAGTATCACAATTAGATTTAAATGGTCAAACCCCACCATCATATAACGGTGTATCTCAATACCAATTAGATCTACAGGTATCACAATTAGACTTAGGAGGTCTTCAACCTCCTGTTTATAATCAACAAAGCCAATACCAAAAAGATTTAGCAGTATCCCAGTTAGATTTAGATGGTAAACAACCTACTGTTTATGATCGTAAAACTAAATATCCTGATGATTTAAAAGTATCACAATTAGATTTAGATGGTAAAACACCTCAGGCTTATAATCAAGTAAGTCAATATCCTACTGATTTAAAAATATCAAGATTAGATTTAGACGGTAATACTCCGGATCAATATTTAAACAATTTACCTCAATAACATGCCTTTAGTTACCTTAAAGACAAATTTAAAGTCCCTTACATATGGGCATGATCGAATTTACGGGGCTAGTAGTAAACAACCTTATATTGTTGATGCTATTCCTGAAAAGGAGACTAATCCTAACTTTACGGCCTACAATAATGATTATATTTTAAGAGGAGGAGTATTTGCTGCTAGAGATTCAGCTACGGATGTTTTACGTTTAGGTAAAATGTTTGTAGATACAACTTCTCCAAGTGGTATATTTTTTACAACAAAACAACAATTATTATCTCGTTTATCTGTTCGTACTCAAACGAGTGGATTATTAAACCAAGGAATTTACACACCCTTAAATACATTAGCGGAAGCAGGATTAGTTGCTTTTGGAGGACATGTTTTAAAAAATGGTTTAGGAAATAGTGTAAATCCATTTGCCGGGACTGGTGCTTATTCTACTAATGAAAATTTATACCAATCTAAAGGAACAATTAAACCCGTTTCTACTAATAGACTTACTAATTTATATAATGTTCACATAACCCTATCCAACCCAGGCGGAAATGCTTTAAATAATATTCCTCAATCTGGTACTCCAAATATACTTAGTTATACAGGAGGACCAGGCTCAATTTTAGGAGTAGGAAGAACAAATATTAGATTTGCTAAAGATGGAAGAACTCTTAAACTTAGTTCTCCTATAAATGATAATAATACCTTAGTATACAGTCAATCAGATTTAAGTGGAGAGGATGGAAGTAATTTTAATAAAACTAGAAATACACAGGGTTATACCCCGGCATCTTTTGACTTTAGAGCTAAATTAAGAAGAGGACAAACTAGTTCAACAATTATGTCTGATGCTCCATCATATATCTTAGGTGAAGGAAAAACAATTGAAAATAGAGTTAATTTAGGAAACCCCGGAAGTAGAACAGGTAAAAATTTAATATCATATACTAGAGGTTCAGGGATAGGTCCGGTTGATCAAATCAATGCTATGGCTATTTATAGAAGTGAAAATGTTTCAAACCAGCATATAGTAAATGATTTAGTCAAATTTAGAATTGCTGCTATTGATAATACAGATCCAACTCAAAAAACATTTATACATTTTAGAGCATTTTTAGATAATTTTTCAGATAACTATAATGCTACATGGAATCCATTTACATATTTAGGACGAGGAGAAAATTTTTACACTTATAGTAATTTTACAAGAACTATTAATTTAGGGTGGACCGTAGCGGCTCAATCTATAGAAGAACTTATCCCAATGTATAAAAAATTAAATTATTTAGCTTCTCTTATAACTCCTGATTATACTCCTAAAGGTTATATGGCTGGTAATTTAGTTCAATTAACTGTAGGAGGATATTTATACGAACAGGTTGGTTTTATAACCTCTCTTACGTATGATATACCCGCGGAATCACCATGGGAAATTGGTATAAATGATAGAGCTACAGCTACGGATGAAAGTGTAAAAGAATTATCTCATATGATTAAAGTAACAGGATTTCAATTTACACCAATTCATGATTTTATTCCTAAGAAACAAACTATTGGTTCGTTTGATGCTTCTGGTAAACTTAATTTAGGAAGTTATAATCAAGCGGCTACTGTATTTGATGGTAATGCTTATGGAGATCAAAGATATATAGCTTTAGCTAATGGTACTAGAGAAACAGATAGTAACTATTATAGATCCCCATTAGCCACAGGATCAGTAAATTTAACACCAATATCAAGTATTCCCGCTAAAGCTTTAACAGTACCTCCAACTAGTGGTCCCCAAAGAAGTAACATATCAATACCATCACGTACTTCTTTTCCATCTATTGATCCAACTGGAGTTTTAACTAATTTAAATAATTTGCCTACTGTAACAGTTCCTTAAAATATGAAATAAATGAATAGATATCAACAAATACCTCAAACAAAAATAAATGGTAAACTAATCTACAGAACATCTCGCTACCCACAAGTACCGTTAACTGCAGACGATATTTATGTTTATGCTGTTCAAGGAGATAGATTTGATACATTAGCAAAACAGTATTATAGTGATAGTTCATTATGGTGGATTATCTCAATTGCTAATACAGCAACGGCAGGTACTTCTAGCCCTTCAGATTTACCACAAAATTCATTATTAATACCTGAAGGATTACAAATTAGAATACCTGCAAACCCACAATCAATAATAAGTGCTTTTAAATCAATAAATCAATAAAGTTATGAATATAGTAGGAGAAGGATTTGCTGAAGAAATTAGAAAACAAATTGACAAACGTCAAGAATTAAAAGGTAAACGTGATCGAAATCCTGGAGGAAATCCACAATGGTTATTATGGCAAAATGGAAATACAGGATGGGTTCGAATGGTGTCATCTGTAGATGTTAATCCTGAAATAAGATATGCTGGAAATAAAAGTACAGGATCGTTTGATAATGCTTCTCCAGTTTATTATAATATAGAAGGAGGAGGTACAGGTGAAAATGGGGAAATAGTAAGTGGCAGAAGTCTTGCTAAGATAAACGTTTTAGTTGGAGGAACTAAATGGAATTACTTTAAAGTAGATAAAGTAGCAGGCACCCCCAGAACAGATTTTAGTTATACTGAAAGACCCTTTAGTGGAATAAATAGATATCCTACTGATAATCTTACAGAAGAAGATCTTTCAGCTTATGGTTATGGAGGTACAGAATTTGGTTTTCAACCAATGCCTGGTATTACTTCATTTAATATTAAAAGTGAAAATAGAGGTTCATTACGAACAGCAACAGTAGGTATTAAAGCATTTAATAAATTTCAATTTGATGCCATAAGTACTCTTTATATGAGTTTAGGTTATTCTATGCTTATTGAGTGGGGTAATACTATGTACTATGATAACAATGGAAAATTTCATGAAGATAATCAATTTAGTTTAGCTGGAGAATTTATTGGTGCAAAATATAAATGGACTGAATTTTTACCTGAAATTAGAAAATATCAATTGAAATCAAATGGTAATTATGATGCTGCCTTATGTAAAGTAGTAAATTTTAATTGGAAGTTAAATAAAGATATGAGTTATGATATTACTATAACTCTAAGAACAGTAGGTGATGTTATTGAAGCTTTAAAAATTAATGCTCTTTCAACTAATTCTGTTGTAACCTCAAAAACTAAACTTTTACCTACTCCTTTACCTACAGTACCGGGACAAACTAATACTTCTACAACAGCACAAATAGATTTTTTAAATAAATTAAATATTCTTAACACCACACAACCCGTAAATGCCCAACCTACTCTAGGAAATGTTACTTTTGCCAATTCTACAGATATAGGAACTTTTTTACAAAATCATAAAGATAATATAGATAATTATGGAATACCCTCTTTATTATCTCTTAGTGAACGTTATTTAAGAGTAGGAAATGATACTATTGGTTTTAAAGAACTTATGGTTAGTAAAAAAGGTGATGGAGATGTGGGTGCTGATCCGTATTATATTAAATTAGGATATTTTTTATTTTTATTAGAAACACGAATTATATCTAATATTAAGTCAAACGCAAATTTAAAAGCTATCAGTATAGATTATGATACTGATACAAATATTATATCAATAGATGAAGATTTAGTAAGTGCAAATCCTTTATCCTTTACATTTAAACGAACACTTAAATTTTCTAATGGGGATACCGTATCTATTAGTCCTGAAGGAAATGATTTTTCTTTTAGAAAAAATAATAACTGGTATGCTTATTTAATGAATGCCTATGTTGAAGTAGAATGGATAAATAAAAAATTAAAAGAATTAGAAGATAAAAACGGTAATACAGTTTTAATTGATTTTTTAAATGCTTTATGTAATGAATTTTGTTTAGCAACAGGTAACTATAATAAACTTACAACAACAATAGATAATGATACTAATACAATACGTTTTACAGATGAAGTATCACTTCCTGATAGAAATGCATTTTTAGAAGAACAAGGTTTACCTACTATACCCGCAAATTTTCACATGTATGGATATTTTCCTGTTGAAGGTAGTGATTTATTAGAAGCAGGAATAGTTAGAGATTTAAGTTTAGTAACTACTGTATCTCCTAGATTAGCAAGTATGATATCTATTGGAGCTCAAGCTAACGGTTATGCTATTGGTGAAGATGCTACCGCATTATCGGCTTTAAATAGAGGATTAACAGATAGAATTAAAGAAGAATTTTGGTATCCCGGTCAAACATCATCTGATCCTGCCCCTAAAACATTAGAAGATCAATACCCTAATGTTTATAAAAACTTTAATGAATTTATTAAAAAATTAGGAGTTGTAAGTGGTAGCTCATCATATAGTAATGTTTCATTTAGAGATTGGAATTTTAACGATATAAATACTTATTTAGATACAAATAGACAATTTATTGAATATAGACAAGCTAAAGCAACTTTAGAAAAACAAAAAACAAATCCAAACGCTGCTTCTTCTAGAACAGGATTTTTACCTTTTAATTTATCCTTAACAATAGATGGATTATCAGGAATGAAAATATATAATAGATTTACAGCTGATACTGAGTATTTACCCGCAAATTATCCTGGTACTATAGAATTTATTATTACCGGACTATCTCATGAAATAAAAGATAACCAATGGATTACTAATATAGAATCATTAGCTGTACCTGTAAATCCATTAAATGGAAAATACCAAGAACCACCAGCTAAAAAAAGAGGAACTAATATAAATCCAATTACACCCGTACAACCTACATCAAATACAGCATATAGCGGACCAACACCAACACTTTATAAAGCTGTTAAAGACCAATCAGAATGGTATTTTAAAAATGGCGGAGAAAAAGTATCATGGTGTGCTCGTTATGTGTATAATATAGCTTATGGTTTAAAAAAATATTTAGACACAAATAGTACACAAGCAGTTCCTACCACCCTACAATCTTCAGGAAATGCAGATGAATTAAGATATAGAAATGCCTTAAATTCATTAGGTTTATATGAACCAAATCCTACAGTAATGAAAATGACGGGAGCTCAATTACAAGCTTATATAGATAGTAGTACTTTTAATTACGGAGACGTTCTAAACTATTATGCACCGGCATCAGGTCAAAATAATACTAGACGACTAATGCATGCTCAAATATATACTGGAAATATTTTCACTTCAGGAATTAACCAAAGAGGTGCTACTGTAGGTAATTCAGGATGGACAACATCTACTAAAACAAACTATGGGTCTAAATTTGTATATAGTAGATCTAGTGGTAACTATGTATTTGATGTATATTTATTTAAAGTTAAATCACAATATTTAAAATAATATGCCTTATTATCCATTATCACAGATAACATCTAATTTATATACTAATGGGGGAGAGTATGCACAAGATTTAAATAATCCTGGAAATTCATACTTAGGCTATTATTGGAAAACCTCAGACGGGAAATATTTTACCGGTAAAACCCCTCAAGATATTCCAAATATAGAAATATTTGTTATTCCTAATTTACAAGGAGGAGAAAATGGTGATTCGTCTCCTACTCAAGTTAATATTAATAATATAACAGTATTTGAAGGTGATCCTTTAATAGATAACTATTTACGTCTTAAGAATATTTCACCAACAACCGTTACATCTATTCCTCCATATTATTCACCTCAACCAACCCAATCAGATTATCAAACAGGTGAATTTAGACGTTATTTTTGTAAAAAAACAAACGAAATACAATATACGGAAATTAGTGAAGCAACATATGCTTTATTATCAAGTAAAGACCCACAAATATTATGGCAATTATATTTTCCATTTTTTATTCCGTGGAGTTTAACAGGAACTAAGGAACAGGTTGCACATACTAATAGAAATATTGTAGCTTTAAATATAAAAAATCTAAAATTACCGCGTTTTAACGATTATATTAAAAACGATTACACAAAATATTACAAATAATTTGGAGATCTGAAAAACAGGTCGTATATTTATAACAATAAAAACATAAAACATGAACAACGAAATTAAAAGAATGCAGCAATTAGCTGGTTTAGTTAATGAAAATATATCTTTTGAAGCTATGGGCCGTATGGAAGAATTAGCTAACATAGAATCTTTAGATAATTTAAAATCAAATCTAAAAACATTAGTTCCCGGATGGATACAAGATGGAGGATTTGATGAAGATGATGTGATTGATTATTTAACACATTTAGTAAGAAACTCATACTAGTAAAAAAAATCATATATTTATAATATA